AACCATCTATCCCGAATAGACGGACACCTCGCTAAAATAGCTAAAAACACAGTTGGTTCAGCCGCACCCAGCACGGCCATAAATGCGCCGGTTACCAACCAGCACCTGACGATGGCCCCCGAGGTACCTATGGGGCATGGTAAGATAACGAATTGGGGATATTTTTGGGGGTAATGTTTTTGGGGGTATGGGTGGGGCCTAATTAAACCCCTCATGTTTCCATGAGGGGTTTTAAAGATTAACTATCTTCTGCTAATTTTTCAAAATAAGAGAAGGTATCATCTTCTGAAGAGTCTTCTACAGAAACCGTTGGTGCCGGTTCTTCTTTTGTATCAACAACAATAGATGTGTTTGGAGAATCATCAAATGGATTTGATTCATCAGAAACATTTGAAGTGTTAACTGTACCAGAAAGAACAGTATTCAAACGAGTCTTCAACTCATCATAAGACTTAAAGTTAGTAGTCGCCGAGAATTCCACAAGAGGATACTGACTTTTCCAAAGTTTTTCCAACTTGTCATCATCTTTAAGAAGAGGTGATGGTGTATCAAATTCTGATTTATCATAATTCCAATAACCATCCACTTTACGCAACTTCAATTTGAAATTTGCACCTTCCCAAAAATCAAAGGGATTGATAGCAGTTTCATCTTGAAATGCGGGTTGCATGGTTTCAAGAATTTTATCAAAAATCTTCTTACCGAAACGATAGAGAAAAACCTTACCCTCATTTTCTGGATTAGAGGGGTCTTCTATAACGTAGATGTTGGAGAAATACTGCAATTTGCGTTTCTGTTTGCGAGCAATCTCTTTATCAGATTCAACACCAGAATTCCAATATGCAGTATTCATTTCCGATACAGGGTCTTTTTGACCAATAGTGGTAAGTGAATTTTCAATATACCACTGGCCAGTTGGTCCTTGGAATGCATGATTCCAAACCTTTACCCAGGGCATATCTTCACCATCTACAGAGGGAAGAAAACGAATAACTGCATAACCGTTACCTGTTTTATCCATTGTAGGTTTCCACAGACGTTCATCAACGTATGACTTCTTTTCCTGTGGGGCGTTATCCTTTTCAACTGCACCAAGCAGTTTGTCTAAGGAATTAGACTTTTTGAGTGTATTAAACGACATTATATGTCTCCTTATGTAATCGTATGTTTTCGTATGTTTATGTTATAGTTAATTTATCACAAAACTCAGTCTTTGTCAAGTACCCTACGTTTTTATTTTTTAACCCTAAATCAAACGCCTTCGATAGACTATATCGATCCTTCGATAGAGGAGTAGAAACCCAATAAAATTGGGTGCTAGAATGTTTTTCAAAGACAAATTGCATCTGGTTTAACCAATTAGAAGTGTTAAAACCTTTTGCATCACTTGACAGATAATTATCTGTCCCTTTATATATGTTGTTTAACGGTTCATCATATGATGATAAGTCAAACCCCAATATATAAATTTCTCCACAGGTGGTTAGCTCACACGCTAAATCCATTGCTGTGCAACCAGCAGACCATCCTTCATGTCCACTGATACTATTAATTATATCATCTTCATTAACGTATGTAATCCACACACCAATGTCCTTATGTACCTTTTCCTTCAAATCTTTTTCATCCAAGTGGGGGAAATCTTTTTTAATTTCCTTCACTCTATGATCTAAAACAGATAGAGCAGATTGATTACGGTGCAGACGATTAGTAAATGGGTCTTTACCAGATATCACCGCTAAGTCTGTTCTTTTCTTACTACGATGAATAAACTCCTTTGGTGTTTGATTACCCATTAACAAAACATCGGCCACTGATGACGGTACAGGATTCCAATTTGCAAACCAAGAACAACAATTTTTAGTGTAACCAGAATCGTAAATCTCTTGTTGCATTGCATAGTCCATTGCAACAATGTTATCAACTGGGCCATCACGGTAGATTGCATTACATCCCCAAGTGATAACACTTTTGTCACCAATAGTACATTTAGAGGGATTGTACCAAGACCGTGATTCTCCGTTCCCTATAATCAGTGCCTTATTCATCATCAACCTTTAAAGAACATGCATCGGTTTCGGCCATGTCTGGTTTGTAAAGTCTGCAATAAGAGGGAAAATGGGTGTTATTGCATACGCACATTCTCTTGCAATTGCTCTGTGTTCTTTCTGTGTTTCTTCACCCGTGCGTAGTTCAATATAATGCACCCATGAACGCAATGTTCCGTTCATATACATACGAGACATAGTAAGTCCTTCTGGAAGAACTGCACGGGCCTGTTCCTTTGCGATACCATTGTTAATTGCCCATTCATATGCTTCTTTTGACTTTCTAATAACTTCTTCTTGTTGTGTCATCCATGATGCTGAAAGTTCTTCATCAACAACCTCAATACTGTTCTGTCGATTTTTTTCATCTTGGAGTCTTGCTTCTCTTGTCACAAATTCCATATCTTGAGTAGGATCAGCATATCTTTGGGAAAACTCTTGGAAAGAAAAAGAACGGTGGCGTAAAATTTGACGGCCGATATCTCTGGTAGTTTCAATTTCAAGACAAACACTTACCATCTCTAGAGGACTCCAATGTTTATGTTTGATTAAATATTCAATTAGTTTTTTACTGGTTTTTGGGTTGTGTTGATTGGAAGGATTAGATACACGAGCACAATATGCAATAAGCTCTTGTGGATTAACATTAGGGTTCAAACCTACTTCCGGGGGTAGGTTGAAGATTGCATTTGGTGATGAATATGATATTAAATTTACGGTCATAATATTTTAAGTGGTGCCACGGGTAGGATTTGAACCCACGGCCTGAGCTTTACAAAAGCCCTGCTCTACCCCTGAGCTACCGTGGCAAACAATTCTTTCCTTTAACAATCATCTTCCTCTTCGGAATCAGGTTTCAAATATTCTATGATTGCTGATCTGTGGTTGGGTTTTAGTCCACGAATTTTCATTTTGGTTCCCTTTATATATTTTTTAGGGTTTGCTAAGAACGAATCGAGAGTTTCATCAGTCCATATCACCTTAGAACGTTTCATCGCCTTTGAGTATCTATACCCCTTCTGTGATCCTGCTTTCTTGTCCCATATGTCACCCAACGGTGGACCCATTTTCTTTTTTGTTAGAGAATGGCATGACTTACATTTCTTTTTAAAGAATTTCTCGCCGGACAATTCTCCACTAATTGCACTACTCGTAATCAGTAGAACTGTCAGGAAAACAAGTAAGGGGGTTTTAATCATGGATTCTATCCTTCAACTCCTGTACTCTGTTTTCCAGAACACCTACGGTTGTCCTCAAATTACCAGTATCGTGTTCATCAAAACGACTCTTTAAAACAGCGATTTCTTCTACTAGTACAATAATCTTATCTACCGTAGCAAGATTACTCTCATTACCATTATATGTCACTTATTTGTCCAATTTTTCTTTGGAGTATGTTGTCGCCGTTGTGGACGATACCCTTTCGGCCAGGTTGGTTGACGGGAAGCGAGAGTTTTAACCCGCTCTGTAAGTTCATCATTGGACTTAACCAATTCTGCATTATCAAAAGAGAGTGATTTAACTTCAACCTCTAGTTCTTGAATTTTAGATTCATAGAATCCTTCTTTTCTTTGTTCCATCAACTGGACTCCTCTATAAGATTTAATAGTCTTATTCTATACTGTTTAATATCAATTGTCAAGAACCTTTCGTAATTATTCATCATTTTTTTTAAGTCCGGCCAGATGATATCTTCACTTAATTTTTTTGACCACTCATCTTCATAATGTACCAAGTTGTTTAATATAATCATTGTTTCAATTGAAACACGTTTACCAAGAAATTCTCTTAATAACTTGGGGTGCTGATTATTTTTTATTTTAAATAAATTTTCAAAGGTTTCAACTAGCGGTTTCATTTCAATTTCAAACTGTTCAAAGAAACCTTCACGATGCATTTTCCATGTCCAATAATTTTCATCACTGAAATTTTTAATGTACCCTTTATGGTCTTTGATAAAGTTTGCTAGAAAATAGTCTTTTGGGTCGGCGTGTTTATTTGAAAGACGAACAAAAAATGCTCGATCCTTTCTTTTATAAAAGGAATCTCTGGAT